ATTCGTTATTAAAAAGAGTAGATGTTTGTTTCTTAAACATTTCTTGTTGTTGAGCCACTTTGTTTTGCTCGGTATTATATCTATTGAAAAAATCAACAGCTTTTTGTTGTTCTGCATTAACACCCGGTCTAGCCTTGATCTCTGCATAATATTTTTGTTTTGCTTCCTCTAAAAAGTTCCTTGCTTTAGAAACTTCGTCTTTAAAAGCTAATTTTTTTAATTTGATCTCTCTATCGTCGTCAAGTTCTTCATCAAAGAAAAATTTATCCTCCAATAAGAATTCTACCTCTTCAGCATCTAAATGTGGTTTGGTATTTTTATAATACTCTTTTAGTAAAGCAATATTGTTTACATTTGAATAATCAGCATTTAACCTAACGTAGTCTTCAATAGTACCGCCAGTCTCTTGCATAAACGAGACTAGCTTCTCTATATTCTCCGGTAGTTGTATATTGTTTTCTGTTTTTTCTTGAGTATGAAATTGCAGTTCTTCTTTAATATCTGCAACCTCTTTTTTTATTTCTTGCTCAACGATTTCTTCAATAACATTTTCAACGGTCCCTTGGTTTCCTTCGACCACTTCTTGCAATCCCATTTCGGGCTGTTTATTGCGTAGCACGCTTTCATCTGTTGTTTGCTCTTGAATGGCATTTGTTTCTTCTTTAGGTATTACTACTTTTGTTACCTCTTCTTTTTTCTCTGTCAAATCAACCTTGATAGGTTCATCTGTTTTATTTAATTTTCTTGGCGAAGGCTTTTTTGTTTTTATTTTAAAATCCCCTTCTTGTTTTACTTCTTGTGACATAATATGATAATATAAAATTGGTTAATAGACTTATTCCATTTGTAGCATACCTCCTAAATCGCTCATCAAATTAGCAGCATCGTTTTGAAAGTCTTTTGGTAAAGAATCATTCTTACGCTGGTCTATTAATTCTGATTGTTGGGTAGCTTGTAGTTTTGTTCTTTCGTCTTTTCTATCTTCTAGCTGGTTAAATTTATTCATATCTGCTTGCACTTTTAATTGTGCTAGTTGCATATTATAATTAAATTCTTCAGCTAATAATTGTTTTTTAATCTGGGCCTCTGTCTGCATTTCTTGAATTCTAAATTGCATTTTAGCCTGTTCAACATTGATTGCTTCTTGTGTTAATGCTTGTTGTTTTTGAACTTCAAACATAGCCGCTTTTTCTGCATTCTGAGAATTAGCATCTGCTTGTGCTTGTATATTTGCTAATTGTTGTTGTTGTACTTCTTTTTGTTTTCTTTTTCTTTTTAGCTTTAATAATTGATTTGCTAACTTAAGATTTTTTACTTGTCGTATGTCTATGGCATCCTCTAAATCAATTCCTCCATTTTGTAAAGACACTTGTATATTTTGTTCTAATTGTTGTTTTTCTTCTTCATCTGGTTCGATCTCAAGGAATATACCAAAATCATGTAGGTTAAGGTTTTTCATTTCCTCAAGCACGTCTACGTTGTATGTTGAAATACTTTGCTTTAAAGAATTTGCGGTTAAAGGATTATCTAAACAGTCGGCAATTCTTAAAGATATATTCTCGCATATTCCAGTAGTTAAATATATACTAGCGTCTTTTATATGACGTGTTGCTACATTTGAACTATTAGCTGCCATCTTTTGTAATCCTACTAAAGCATTTGAATCCGGTTTACTTCCATCTACCGCTTCATTAAGACCCGTGACATCGCGAATCATTTGCAAATAATACTGATAAGTTTGTATTAAACTTTGTATTTTACCTTGCCCGCTTGAGGTTGTTAATTCTTGAATAGGAACCTTGCCTCTGTTTATATCTCCTTCCTGTGTTAATGATCTACCAACAATACTACCCGTTTGGAAATACATATTTAATGCTTCTGCTGGATTGTATTTAGTTCCATTACCTAAGTCAACTTCCATCAAACCATCGACGTCTAAGAATACCCCATCAGGTACTAATTTAGACATAACCTGTTGTAACTTAAGGTGTGTTAATTGGATCATATCGGCAAAAGAGATGCACTTAGACACAATAGAATCAATTCTGCCTTTATACATTCTAGGCGCAACTATATTATAGTTCATTCTTACTCTTGTGGTATCTGCTTGAGGACGAGTCATATCATTTGATAATCTCCATTCTAGCATCATATCTGTCCCTATAATTTTAGCCCCTGTGTACAATACCTCTATTGTTCTTGATACTCTTTCAAAATTATCGTTTGGTGGTGGATTGAAAGAATCATCTTTTTCAATTACTTTTTCTAATCCTGTATCACTATGTTTTATTTTGAATACTTGGTTCATGTAAGTCTTATACTCAAAGTACAATACTTGCACGGTATTTTCGTCATAATTACCCCAGCCTTGTATATATTGTCTATTACCAGGCATTTGTTGGATTCTTAACAATTCATCCTCTGGTATATATGGAAATTGCTTTTTTAATTCTGGTATTGTTACCGCTTTAACTTCTCCAACATAATAAATATCCTCAAAATTAGGATCCTCAGTATATGAATAAACAAGATAAGCCGGATCAACATAATCAACAACGATACCCTCAGATTTATTAAACGATGTTTTAGTTGCTGCAATACCAATAGTAGTTAGATCGTAATTAAGTCTTTTTCTTGTAAGATCATACTTATTTGTTTTTAATACCGTATTTATCGCTTCCTCCTCTGCGATTTCAATAGCTTGCTTATAGGATAGTTGCATGTGCAATTCTAACTCATCTAACGTTGCCGGCAAATCAATTGGGGCAATATTTGATTTTGATATATCAATACCTGTAATCTCCAATGTATCCTGTATATCAGGTTGAGCAAACATATCAAACTTTATAGCGGAAGCATATTCAACTCTCTTTTTTAATGAATCTGGATCCTGTGCAAAAGCTCTTACATCATAAGTTTTTTGTGAAATGCCATTTGCAACTATATCTACAAACTTTGATAATATAGGCACTGGCGTCCAATCTAAATTCAAATAAGATAAATCGCCATTAATAGACAACTCATCTTTATATTTTTGTACAGATTGTTCTCCTCTTGCGTAAAGCCTTAACCTATTAAAATTATTCCAATGTGTTAAATATCTATTACCACTTGTCCTCCCTTGATTGAACCATTCTTGCTCTATAGCACGTGATACTTGTAATCCATATTCTTCGGAAGCCTTAGTAGCATCATCTACCACCTGGCTAGGGAAGGCGCTGTTTGGATTTGTATATATATTCATTTACTTAATAATTTTTGATGTAGTTCCTTCGTTATTATATTTTTTAAATCCTAAAGGTACGGACATTATTTCTCTTTTTTGAATAGGTGCGTATTTATTTTTATTGCAAGCCATTATTGCTAACCCTGAACTAATCGAGGCATCATGACTTGTTCTTCTATTTAAGTCAAACCTTGCCCAGTCTTCCAAAGTTTCTTGAAAGTACATTGTACCATAGCCCGTATCTAATAATCCAACGTGGTCTTCCACATACGTTTCTATGGCTGCAGCATGGGCTTGTATTATGTCTTGTGATGAATTCGGTATTCCACCAATTTCTCTTTCCGTAGCAGATAGTTTAGTAAACACCCTGTCTGGTCTGTTCATTGAGAAACCTCTATATCCTCTTCTTTTAAAATAATACAATAGTCTTGGTTTGTTATTCTCTGCTAGTATAGGCATACCATAAAATATGCAAGCCATTAATACATCCTCAAAGAATATCTCAGCCGTTTGTGGTCTTGATATATATTGCAAGAAGAACGTGTTTGAAGGAGCATCCTCCATTGAAAACTTTGTTAATCCATGTAATGAACCTTTTGATCCTTTACCATCTGTTGTTCCCGATATATCATAAGGGTCACAACCAAAAGCTCCAACGTGTTCATTGCCAGGCCATTTTAAACCGTTCTTTACTGTAATGTTATTTTGTAAATGAGCCGGTGGAATCCATGAGATTAAGAATCTACCATCTTTATTTGGGTAGAATATAACTTTTGTATCTTGTATTCCGCCTTCCCATTGGAAATTTCCTCTTGTTAATATGTTTGTATTTCTTAGATCGTTATTATAATCAATCTGTTCGTATATTTTTGTAAGATTAAACAAAGATTGCTTTGTCTCATCTCTAAATGCATGCTGTTCTGTTCTTGGAAACTGTCTATAGTATTCGTTAAGTGCGTCAGAATCATTCTTTAAACCATCAACTTCATTCTGCCAATGTTCAATAACACCATAATCTATTTCGTTTCCGTCAATTCCTTTGACTGCTGTTTTTGGAGTGTCGAAGACAGGTACGCCATAAGTATCAATGAATCCCTCGTAGGACCATTCCATAGGTATGAACAAACTATATAATCCTGAATTAGTCTGTCCGTTGCGGTTTCTTTTCGTGACGTCTGAAGCATAATATAATTTTTTAAAATTGTCACCTCCTTTATCTAAAGCATTTGATGTTGAACCCATCATACACTTTCCAATAATTCTACTACCTAATCTTAAACAGGTTTTGGTAACCCTCCAGTTATTTAATATATTGTCAGGTTTTAGCCATTTACCACTTTCATCGTGAACTAAGAGCCTTAGTTTTTCACCATCATAGGAGTTATCCCCGGTGTTCTTCCAATCTATTGTTGTATCAAGCCCTTCTAACTCTTCAACGTTTTCCTGGCTATCTAATTTTCTTCTTGTGAACTTTGAAGCCGGTACTCTATATGCGAGTTCCGTTTTCGGTCTATCCATACCATCTTGTATTGGTTTAAAGAAGAAAGGATAATTAAGAGATATAGGCACTACTTTATCGGTGAACATTGTCTTAGCATCTGCTCCAGACTTTGATAAGATTCCATATCTTGCATCGCTTGATATAGTTGCTTGGTTAACCAACTCTGATGAAGACATAAAAGAAAATCCAGAACGTCTATTCTTTAAATAACACATTCCGTAACATCTTGGATCCGCTTTACAAGCCTCCCAAAATATAAAGAATAATCTATTTGATTCCCTGAAATCTGGTGCTCCAACATCTATCTTGCTCCATTGTAAGTACATATAGTGCGTTCCAGTTATATATGTAGGTATACCGTTATTGTAAAATGAAAATCCTTCGTCACGGCGTTTAAATTCATTGTCTACATAATCATACCATTTTTCCTTAAAGCTATCCGGATACTTATTCCAATCGAATACGCTCTTTATTTTTTCAAGTTCTTTTGGTATTTGTAATTGTTCCCAATACTGATCTTCCTTCTTGGCGCTTCTTTTAAATGAATCATCAATTAATGGCAAAGCGATCTTTAAATTCTGTATCTCGTATATTTCTCCAATTTTACCTGTTTTGCTTATAATAATTACATCATGTTCCTTGTTATACCCATAATTCCATCTGTTGTATCTATTTTGTTGTTTGATTACAGATTGTTTTATATGATTTGGTAATACCTTATAAAGTGTTTGTTCGTACATTATTTAGACCTCCCTTCTGCAAAACCTTTAAATGCTTTTTGAGTACGTTCTAAAGCGTCTTCACCTTCGTGCAACATTTTTTCCTCCTCTTGTATGCGGCTAAGAATTTCAAAGGCATCAAAGATTGCTAACTTTTTTGTTGCCGCAGCATTCTTTAATTTATCTGCTGATAAATCATCTTCGCCATTATCCAAGATAGCCTCTTCCGCGACCTTGATTAACTCAAGTACTGCTTTGTGTCCAGCTTTTATGATATTATTTTTTGTTTCTTTAATATCCATTTTATTTAATATAATATAATTTTTTTATAGTATTCTTATGGACTCCAAGTGCTAATGCTGCTTTTCTTAAAGAAGGATATTCAATATTATTAATTATTACTGGCATCCTATTTCTTTTGCTTAAACAATTATTCATTTTAGCTTTTTCAGAAGCTTTCCTTCCGGTTAAAGTAGAAATTATTTTTCTTCTTCTAATAAATTCTAAGTCTTCATTTAATATTCCGGTGCCTTCACCACCACAAGTCATATTACAAAGAGTTCCAGTTTTTAAATCAACTCTGCCATATAATTCTATAAACTCTACTTCTTTCTCTATAGCTTGCTCTTTTGTTAAATTTTCAAAAAGAATTTCTGTAGCATATTCAGTTTTATTAATTATATTTTTCCAAAAAATAGATCTATCTTTTTTATTATATGGTCTATTAAGATCTTTACCTATGCCAATATAAAATGGCATATCTTTATCTAATCTAATGTGTCTATAAACAATCCAATTATTTTGCCCAAGTTGGGTTGTATTCTGCTTCGTTTCCTTTATATTCATATTTAATTACAATATCATTAGATTTCATACAATAAAGCCTTTGCCCATCAATAACAAAGTCAAATTCTCCGTAAGGAGTATAGCCAACAAGGTCCCCCTCGTTTATTTTAAGCGCTTCTAAGGAACTATTTCCGTATTTTAATATACCAATAAGGCTTTGCTCTTTATCGATCTTTAAATGGTCTGTATTCTTTAATGGCTTTATAAAGCATCTGTCTCCAAACGCTTTCCACCCGCTACTATTTTTATATAGGTAGATTTGATCCAAGTTGCAAAAATATAAATCATCTTTAAAATATGATCTACTATTTTTTTTATTACCTCGAATATCATAGAATACCCTAAAAACATTATGGTGTATAACTACTATATCACCAACATTTATATCAGTTGAATAAGCTAAAGGCACTGCAACAACCTCGGCGAAATTATTAACAGCTTTAAAACTTTCAATTTTGGTGTTAATTACTAATTCTTTGTCGCCTACCTTAACTTTATTGTTGTATCTATCACCTACCGGTCTAACTATAAAATCAAATATACTTCTCATTAGTATTCTAAATCAAATTCAAGAGCGATAGCCATAGTCGGATAGAATTCTTTCCAAGGCTTAATCTCATCACCGCTCTTTATATATATCACACAAGACTTATCTTCTAATTTTATAATATGGGTGATCTCATGCCCCCCATATACTTGTTGCCCGACAGAATAATGCATTGCTTCATTCTTATAGTCTGGGCCTATGCTTATTTTTCTATATACATAATCCATTACTCAACCTTTTCTAGTTTAACTTCCTCTTTAGGCGTTTCTAAGAAGGTATAGGATCCATCCTGAATATTTATATTAATATCACCGTATTCTTTTTGTAATACTAACTTAAAGTCCTCAATCTTTTTATTTACTTCAGCTATCTGGTGTAAATAACCATGCTTCTGTGATTCTAGCAATCCAATGTTAGTCAATAAAGAATTCATTTCTTTTTGTTGATCTAAAATTGTATTTAATTGCGTTTCTGTTATTCTATTTTCCATTTGATTTAATTGTTTATTTATTAATGTTTATCTATAAAGCAACACAGTAGCTGTGTCTATGCCGGTCTTTCCAGTTATTTCTGTAACCACGATTGGCAAAAAAGTGCCATTAGATATACCTGTTATTGTTATGGTATCTCCAGGCTCATTACCAACTGGTTGTACTATTAATGTAGCTGTGCCATCGTTTGTGTCTGTTGTTCCCACATATATTGCAGACGGAGGGAATTGAACGTTCTGCCCTACACTATCTAAAGTTATTACAGTTGTTCCAAAATCCGGTTGATTACCATATTGTCCCATAATTTATTTTTTAAATATTCTATTATATATTGTTTTTTTCTTCATAGGTATTTCTAATACAGTATTCCCAGGATAACTATAATCTTTACCTGGCTGCATCATTTTTTTATTACCTAAATTATCTATACCTAAAACGGGAAATTCCACATTTTTCATAGTGATTTCCCCGTTAGGTATTACATTATAAGGTCTATCTTTATCAGGACTATTTTTCTTGTATCCTTTTGTTGATAGATTTTTCATTTATTTAAGCTTTTTTAGCTTTCCCTATTTTTACTAAAGATCCTTTTTGCTTAGTATTTAACTTGTCTGGACTTGTACCACCGCTTGTAGCATTGTAAAATTCCGCTGCTCTGTTTCTAGCGTTCATAGTAGAGGTGCTATCGCTAACAAATTTTTTGCGTAGTTTGCCAACTTCAGATCCTTGGCCGTAAGACGAAGCAGTGGCTGTGGTTTTATTATCGCCTCCTATGATACTAGCGCCTCCGGTTTTTTTATTCTCTACAAACTTTTTCTCGTAAGGTTTAGCTACAGCTTCCCCGGTAGATTTATTAATGTTTAATCCACTTGGGGTAGCTCCTTTAGCTCTATTTTCAGCAAGTTTCTTTT